TGATGTCTATCTACAAACTTTATAATGGCGATGTTGAATTGCATTTTGATGAAAAGAAACATACTTATAAAGTTGATAGACAACTTGTAGCGAGTGTTACTGGAATAACTGGGGTTGTTACAAGCCCTGCCCTTATGTATTGGGCAGTTAATCAGGCTACCGATTACGTTTCTAGGAATTGGAAAGCCGGAACTGTCTACGATGAAATAGAAATTAAAGAAATATTGGACGATGCTAAAAAAGCACACCGCAAAACCTCAAGTAGTGCCGCACTTATCGGAACAATTACGCACGATTACGTCCAAAGGTATAGTCTCTATCGACAGAAAAAAATTGATAAACCACGGTTGCCTGTAAATCCTTTGGCTGAAAAGGCTTGTTTGCAGTTTGTTGACTGGGTGGACAAAAACGATGTGACCTTCCACGACACAGAATTTAAAATCTACTCTAAGAAATATAATTTTGCTGGCACTGTGGATGCTGACATAACCATTAACAAAAAACGATATATTGTTGACTATAAAACGAGTAGCGGAATATATGATGACATGGGACTTCAACTAGCAGGATACCAATTGGCGAGAGAGGAAGAAGAAGTTGCTAAATACGACTCCAGAATGATTTTGCGATTGCCTAAAGACGGATCGGACTTTGAATCCAAAGAGTTTCCAAACTATGACGCTGATAAAGAGGCGTTTTTAGCTTGTTTAGCCTATAAAAAATGGCAGGATTTGAATAAATCAAAAAAATCTAAATAAATACTTTACATTTCATCTTCTTTTATATAAACTTCGCTTTATATTTAATTCAATATAAGGAGATCAAGATGAAAACAGATAAAACTTTAGAAACGGTTGCAAGCGAATATGTCGAGATTTCGGCTCAAATCAAAGCCCTAACAGACCAGAAAAATCGGTGTAAAGCCGTCTTAGAGGGTTCTGGTTGCGATAAAATCTCAACCCCTACCCATACCCTTACCTTGACACCTGTCGAGTCAAAGCGGCTCGATATGAGGGCTGTAAAAGACAATTGGTTAACCAGCATTATTTGGGCTTTTTTGAAGTCGCTAAAGTCGCAAGTTTCTACTTCCGTTAGAATTACTGTGAAGGAGATCAGATGACAAATGCAATTAATTTTATTTATAACGATGGTGGTCGATCTAAATACTTTAAGGGGTCAGCAGGTGACTGTGTGACCAGAGCGATTGCGATTGCCGCCGACTTGCCTTACAAGAGTGTTTACGACAAGCTTGCCGAAGGCAACGCAACGCAAAGGCGTTCAAAGCTCGACAAGAAATCTCGTTCCAAATCTGCGAGAAACGGCATTTGTGCGACTCGAAAATGGTTTAAAGACTACATGGTAGAATTGGGGTTTGAGTGGAAACCCACCATGCAAATTGGATCGGGATGTCAAGTTCATCTTCGAGCAGACGAACTGCCACAAGGACGCTTGGTTTGTAGGGTGTCAGGTCACTTGGTTGCCGTTATTGACGGTGTTATTCAAGATACCTACGATTGTAGCCGACAAGGGACTCGATGCGTTTACGGTTACTGGAAGCTTAACAACCAGCACGACCTTGACGTGGTTTGCGATGACGACCTTTCAAAAGCTTGGGAAATGATCGGACTCAAAGGACTCAAATAAAACTTAATCATTACGAGGGAACTCCGGTTCCCTCTTTTTTTTGAGGATAAGATAAAAAGGAGTTAGTAATGAGCAAAAAACGTGACGCATTTTTAGAATTTGATGCCAAAAATCCTGTCGTTTATGAATTATTTGACAAACACGCCCAAATGTTATTAAAAGCAGGAGCCAAGCAAATTGGTGCAAACATGATAATTGAGGTTCTTCGCTACTTTGAATATTTTGGAACCACTGATGCCAAGTACAAACTTAATAATAATCATGGTGCATACTACGCAAGGCAATGGATGGCTAGAAATCCGCAACACAAAGGTTTTTTTAGAACGAGAGTTTGTGAAGGGGATTTTATAGATGGATGATACTGAAAGACTGGCTTTGAGTCGTTTAAAACGCCTTGAGCCAGTTGACCTTGCTAACTGTATGCTTTACCCCGATAACCGTCACATGAGGACACTGATCGAGACACTCCGCAACTTTGGGGTGTCTGGTCATGTGGATCACAAAAGGCTTGGCGTAGACTTTCATAGGGTGCTGGACAATTGGCTACAAGACCCTATATCTAAACCAATTGCCAATGAGGAGCATCTATAAACGGTCTGCGACCTTGTTCCCTGCGAGTGTCAATATAATAATTTATCGCCTCTTCCATAGAGCCTTCCCACTCCCTGATGTCGTCTACGTTCCATGCCGCACCCCACACTAGACCAACATCTGCCTCTATAGCCGCCTGTTTCATAGCATCCGCTATGTCATCATAAACATTTAACTCCCAACATCCCCTGCCATCAATATAAGCCATTAGATCGACTGCCCTGCCTTCGATATGCTTGCTCTTCATTGTCTTACTAGCACCCTTCGCTACTAACTCCTCTTGACGCTCTACTGTGCGTATGCCTTCAATTACACCAAAATCTACTTTGGTTAATTCAATTGCCCTTCTCACCACTGACTGCAATTTAGGCTCTACCGTAATTAATTTGTCTAACGATTTTTGACTTAACTTAAACATATTCTCCCATACATCTTAAAAATAATTCTTCCTTTACTGCTGTTGATAATTTTCCTTGCCTTATTGCATTAACAATGTTTTGGTACACATTCTGCTCCCAAACATCGTTAGCTTGCTGAACGTCTCCAGCTTTTATACGGTCATACATCTGCATCGCTACACTTGTTTCGTATTGACAATGCTTTGTCAGTAAATCTCTTTCTGCTGATTGCGTTAACATCCAATGCCAACCGCCAATAGCAACAGCTACTGCCGACAATATAATAATGTTTTTAATATCTATCCTGCCTATCGTTTTTTACTGAGTAATTGCAGACCCTGTTTCCCAAATCGGTAGCCGAATGATGATCCGATAACCACATACAATAAATTATGAAACCAACTTGGAGTATGCTGATCTAAAAATATAAAACCATCCCGAACATATTCCTGTGTCCACGGCAAGAACGAGGCGGTGAGAACCAAAACAAACCAACATGTCCAAATTTCATCTTTGATTGAATCGCCCATTTGATCGGTCAATGCTCTTTCGTTTAGCATTTGACTGGTAGCTTCCGTTTCATATACCCTTGCTTCAGCTTTTGAGCGAGCCAATAAGACTTCAGATTTAGCCCTTTGCTTATCGACCCGACCTTGTACAAACGTGCCAACTACCGAGGCAATCGGACTAATGAGAGATTGCCACATTTTTATTAGCCTCCTTTAACACTTTGCTCATGTAATGATTTGACCTTGCCTTCACATACTGATCCGCCTGTTGCGACTTATCAAAAAGTTTGACTGTTACAAAATTAGGTATAACACGATTTTCAGTTACTTCCACCACTTGCAACTTGCCGCCCTTGTTTTTAAAAACTTGCCATTTCATAATTTCACCATTTTGTTTTATGCGACCAATACCTCGCACTAAATTTATCGGGGTTTGCGTCCTGTGCATTGTGTCTAGCATAATAACTTTTTTTTCTGGCTTTGTCTTTTGCTGTTTTGGGATTCTTGCCAGCACCTACAACACCTTGCTGACCAAACCGGATAAGTTTTATATCGTGACCTTTTTGAGCCAGCACTACGTGACTTTTGGTTTTATGGCTTGGTGTTCTTTTTGGTTTGTTTACACCTGATAACCCATGTTTCTTTAACAAAGATTGTTTTCGTGTTTCGTGCATTTATCTGTACCTTGCCGTTTTCTTCGCAATCTTTTTGGGTTGTTTTGCAACTTGTTTGCCAGCTTTCGTGGCTTTCCTTTTAGCCCTAGTCGTTGCCGCATATTCTTGAGCGGTTAGGTTTTTAATAGCCTTTTCCGGCAAATATCGTTCTCCAGTGACACTGCTCTTTTTGCCACTTTTAGTGCGCCATTTTTGCTTTCCCCAGTTTTTAAGGGATTGCTGTGATTTTTTAAGAGCCATTATGTATAACCGCCACCAGCTTTTTTGTATTCTCTCGCTAATTTTTGAGCCTTTCTCGCTGACCACTGACCAGCCTTAGTACCCATGCTCGCTTCTGCTTTAATTTTGTTAAACAGCCTTTTACGCATGGCTGGTTTTGTATAATTGCCAGCCTTGTTGACTGTAGATTTTCTAGTTGCCATTTTTAACTTTTTCCCCCCATACATTAACAGCCATAAAGGTCGCAACGACGCCTAAATTTGTAATGCTCCACACTTGTAAAAACGGAATAATTATATTAAGCCTAGTTTCTGAAATCAACGGAGTAAGAACTAAGGCAACGGCTACGCAAACTGACAGCAACGACACCCAAACCATTTTTCTTTGTTGATCGTCTTTAGCATCTCGGTTTGCAAGTCGTATTTCTTCCTGTTTGGCTTCCATAATTTTGTGATGGGTTTCTAGCTCTTTATCGCTGACCTGTCCGTCACCGTCATAGTCCAAATCACTATATTTGCTTTTTTCTTCTAATGTTTTGTTAGTCAATTCATTAACCCCAATAATAAAAATACTCACTTGTGATAATTAACCAGCCACTGAATAAATTTCCATATTGTGTAACCGCAAAAACTAAAAAGTCCTCCAAGCACCACTACATAAGTGGCTATTGTCTTTTTCTTCTCTAGTGCCGCCTTCTCTCTGGCTTCCTGCTCTTTTTGCTCTCTAATTAGTTTGCTACGGTGAGCCACCATGTCTCGATACACATCACCTTGCCCCGACCATACGAGCATTTCTTTCAATTCTTTTTCTTGTTGTCGAATCTTTTTTAGATTCAGCACGTGTTCTAGGCTAGTCTGTGTCAGATTTTTGCTTTTAGATTGCTTCTTTTGTTTAGTGGCTTCTTTAGCTACAACATCTTTTGCTTGAAAAAAATCGGCAAATTCTTTGTGACAATCATTGATGTCCTTGCCAAGTTGGATTGCCTTGCGTATGCCAGCTATGGCGGTTGTAGCCACAGTGTAGGCGGTAATTGGATCGACCATTCATCTTAAAACTAAAGTTAATAACATTAATAACACCGCACCAGTTGCACCCAATAAAGTTCTTTCAATACGGTTAACCTTGTTGAATATGGTTTTCCACCGTTCATCGCACTGCGATTCGTGCTGTTTAAAAGCTATGGTTAACTCTTCAATATTCATTCCGTAAAGTCCCGATACGCTAAAAAAATTAGTGCTATTGCAAAACCAACTAACGATAGTCCAGCTAAAACGGTAAACACAACATCAAAAAAACCTTGCCATGTAAAGCAATCAATCTGCATCCGCAATCGTTAGAGTTCCTTCAGCCACTTGCCTCATGGCTTCGGCATAATGTCTGTTTTTTGGATCAATAGGAATTGAGACAACTTCTCCGTCAACTGTTGCTCGAATTTCGCATGGACTAGAGTCATTTGGTAGTGCTTTTCGATACTGTGCGTTCTCAATTTTCATGTATTTATTCATAATTCTGCATCTGCCTTTACGTTAGCTCCCAGACCATAAGACTGTTCAGCGTATTCAAAAATTCTTACTGTTGATTTTGAAGAACTTACTGAATGCGGGTCTACATCCGCAATTGACCCACCCTGACTTGTTCGCTCTGTAATTTTACCAACCGTTCCAGATTCACTGCTGTGGGTGATGGTCGGGTTTGCTCGCATCGTAACTGGGTAGTGAAAATTTGCCATATCTGCCGCATTAGCTGCCGATAAATAAGTATGCCATGTTGCAATATCAGACGTGGCGGTTGCTAAAGATGTAGACGCTCCATATTCTTGTGACATATAAAGATACCTTTGACATTTTTGCAGTGTCACATCATATGGATCAAACTCAAAGTCTGTTCCGGCGGTTCCTTGTTCGAGTTGCATCCCTGTGATAAGAACTTCGTTGCTGGTGCTACTGGCGATATTTATGTTTGATGAACTAACCCGATTGGCATTGGTCGTGGATGCCCAAGAGGTGTTTAAAGTTCCTGACGTAAAATTTGAACCTGCCGCCAAATAAATAACAACATAAAGACTTGCGTTATTATCATTCGTCATCGCTCCACTCGTGTCACCAGCAAATGTTAGCGTCTTTTTCTCAAATGTGTCGGCACTAGAAATAGTAAAGGTTTGAGAAATCTGCCTCGTGTTGTCGGTGTCCAGCAATTCCGCAGTGAACGTACCTGTCAAATTCGAGCGAATCCAAAAACTCAATGTTAACGAATCTGCGGAAGATGTACCTTTTTTAATTCTTTGCAAATTTTGACCTTCCATTGCTTGATATAAGGTCACTTCGGCATTTGCCGCCAACGAGGTATCTGCTGTTGTGCAATCGATTTTCCAACTGTAACCAAATCCTTGACCAGTTGGGACGGTGGTGGATCGAGCAATTGTATATGTGCCATGAGATGAAATGCCAGTGCCAAATCGGTCTACAGTAAGGTAGCCACCTGACGTTTTGCCAGTAACTGAGGTGCTTCTTTGCCAAACATTCATACCACCGTTGATCAGCAAATTTTTGTTATTAATTGGATTGTCTGATGAAACCGATCCTGCGACCGTCAAGTTGCCTGACCCACCTGATCCCACTGTTGCGTTGCTGTTTACCGTAAGACTGTCTCCCACCGTAAGTGCTTGCGATCCTGTGCCACTAACAAAGTCCTTTAAGTGAGACATGACCTCACGGATAGCGTTGTTAATCCCAGAGGGTGGGCAGTTCTCGGCTATGTTAACGTCACCTACGACCGTGTTGTTGGCGGCGGTCGAATCATATTCTGTTAGCTTGTCTTTTGCCATTTATTTGTCCTTTTTATAATAATCCGTACTCACTAAAATCTAACTCCCTTAAAGCCTCTGGTGTTACGTTTAAAGCCTTACCACCAACAGTTTTTAAATTAATTGGGAATTGTAAATCAAGCAGTTTGGGAACTGTTGGGTTTACATCTGCCCTTGCTCTTGCCAATCTGCTATCTCTTAATTTATTGGATAAAGCCTGACTTCCCAACCCTGCCAACGTCAACCCTATAGCCGATGGGAGTCCTAAGTTATAACCAGTAAGCCCTGCCGCCCCCAACCCCGATAAACCACGAGGGTCTAACATTCTTCCGATTGCTCCAGTAGTTTTTTCTGCTACTGATGGTTTTACATAATCTAAAGCCCTTGCCTGTTCTGATGGAGATAAATTGCTTACTTTTGCTTCAATATCACTTTCTATCCTGTTTAGCTTTGCCTGTGTTTGTCTTCGCTTAACCTCTTCTTCAGTCTTTCTTGCTTTTGCATAATTACTTCGTGCTGTGTTCTCTAAACTTATTAAGTCGTTAATTCCCTCTTCTTTTATAATAGCCTTGCCCTCTTGTGTCGAATATTCATATTGTAATTTTTTACCACCTTTTTTGGGAGGAGCAAAATTTAAATTATTTCTTCCACTTCTTATGATTTCGTCCCAACTATTAATCATTTCGCTACTAGCACTTTGATTAACCTTTCCTTTTTTCATATCTTGGGTAATGTCTGCACGAATTTTTCTAAACCCTTCCCAACTTATAGGCTTTTTATCGTTTCTTATTTTCTTAATTTGGTCTAACAAAGGTTTTTGGTTTTTTGGAGTTGTTGATAGTTGATATTTGTTTGCTATTTTTTCTAACTCATTTGCAAAATGTTTATTAAATGCAAGTGTTGTTTTTACGCCTAAATTATTTATTTCTTTATATGTTTGACTAGCAATCTTGTCTGCTTGTTCAAGTTGGGTTGTGCCTTTAAATGGCGACCTACCACTGGTTGCTACCGATGACAATAACCCTGTCACAAATGCCCCTGCTGGATCATCTTTTTCTAATTGGTCTGCCATTATTAAACCAGTTGGCACTGAAGCAGTAATCTCTGTTTTGGGATTGATTGACAAAAAGTCGGCAAACTTTTCTAGTTGTGGATTTTTTCTTAAAAAACTTGCATACTTAGCCGCTCCCCCTGCTGTTGACAATAAATTAGATGTTAATAATGCCGCCCTACCTTCTGGCGTGTCGATTTCTGGGAAAGATTGTTTAAAGGACGGACTTCTTTCTCCGATCTCTCCAAACACTTTATCTATGCCCTGTCTCAGTGGGCTTTGCCCTGTAACAAGTGACGCTACATAGTCAAGGAATGGATAACCCATTAATGCAACTGCTCCTGCCGCCGGATTTACTAGCCCGATAGCGGCTGGTAACAACGCCTCCACAGTGCCTCTCGTTGTACCCGACACTATTTGATTCATATCCGTTGATCGTTCTGTATTTGTTGCAACCGGACTGGTATTATCTGGAATCATATTAACCAACTGCTCAGTCGTTAGATCGCTTAATTGTGTCGAGCCTTTACTGTCTACGCTGTCCAGCATTAACTTTAGTTCATCGTCTGACATTTCTTGTAATGTTTTAGCCATTATAATAATCCGTAATCATCTGTGCTTGTTTCTCTGTTGATAAACCCTCTTGTTGCTCTGTTGATAAACTCTCTAAACATCTGTAACGCCATATCTACGTCATTATTTGTAGCATCAAGAAAGTCGTTAAATATACGTCTTGCTCCATCGTCACCTAACATAGGTGCTATTTGCCGTAAAATAGATGTAGGCAATTCTGGCTCAAATGTTCGCTCAGATGCTGGCTCAGATGTTGGCTCTCTCTGTACTGGGATTATAGCTTGTTCTGGTAAACTTACAGCCTTGTCTCTTGATTGATTTTCGTTGTCATTGTTTTCGCTCCTCCTTTTTAACTCTTCTCTCCTTTGTAACTCTGCTTTTATTTTGGCTATTCGTTCCTTTTCGGAAAGTCCCTGCAATTCATTTACGGTCTCTGAGCTTTTTTCTGACTGTTCATTATCCGCTTGATTATTTTGCCTCCCCTCTCTTGTCCTTATGTATTCTTCTGTATACTCCGCCCAAGACTGACCGCCCTCTGCTTTGTAATTAGGATTGTATGTCGTTACATACCTTTGATTGACTTGATTAAATTGCTTTGTTAAAAAATCCTGTGCTTTATTTAACGCTTTTTTTAATTCTTCTTTATTTCTAATCCCTGCCAGCTTTCCTAAATCTCTTTGGAATAACAATAATTCTTTAACGGCTAATTGACCAACCGCACCGCCTGTTGGGTTATCTGCCCTCATTTGTTGTAATGCTTGATAGCCAACTTTATCTATAATGTTTTGAATAGCCGCAATTGCTTTGTTCATTTTGGGCGTTAGTCGTGAGTTTGGCAAAAACCGCTCTATCGCTTCTTCTCTCAAATTGTTAAACAATGCTCCTATCGTTCCACTTTGATCTGTTGTTAGCAAATCTAACGACTCCTCATCGTCTAGCAAGGCACGAATAGAATCTTGTACTTTAACATTCCTTCTCATAGTTGCTCTAATCATCGCATCATCTTTTGGAAACGAATCAATTAGTTTCTTTTTTGCTTCCAAAAAGTCGCCACGGGGCAACTCTTTTTCTAACATCTTTTCATATTGGGTGCTTAATACCGAAGATGTATTTTGCGTTACTGTTGGATCGATCTCATCAGTTTGATTTTCTTTATTTTGCTCTGAAACTTGCGGCTTCGGTTGGCTATCTCTTACTTCGCTTCTAGCCTCTGACGCTACTCCTGTTACCAATCTTCGTATCTGCTCTGCATATTCTTCCTTGGAAACTAATCGAGCCGAACTTTCCACACCCTTAAATTGCAATTCGTCTTGTTTAAGATTATCCCCTCTCAACTCTGCTTCTGTTCCAGCTAACCTATATTTAGTAACTAATATTTTTAATTGATCTTGATCTTCTGGACTTAATTCTCTAATTTCTTCATCTTTTAAAAGTGTGATGTCTTTAACTTCTGACATAATACCTTTAGGCGAAAGTTTTTGGACAAGTTCTTGAACTTGCAATTTGTCCGTCTCGTCCTTGTAAGGGTTTAATGACATTAAAATACTATCAATATCGGTAGGGTCTACATCTGCGTCTAATGCTTTTTGTCTTGCAAATTCTAAATACTTTGTTTTTGTAGCCAAATCTGCAAACTTGGGATAGCTATTCTTGAGCATTGTCACATATTGTCTATCTTTTTCTTTTTTTATAGCTAACTCTTTAGCTTCTCTTTTCTCAGCCAACTCATTCATAAACACCGCTTGCTTTAGTCGCTGGTCGTATAAATCGCCTGTTGCCTGTCTGCCAGCTTGCATTGCCGATGCTATAGCCTCGCCTATTCCTACCCTTGTTGTTTGAGGAGCACCAGCCCTTAATAGTGCAACACTAGCATTTAATAAACCTTCATCTCTGGCTCTACTCTGTGCCTCTTGCATCTGCTGTTCATCAAGAAGTCCATACGTTTCTGGCAACTCTGAGCCTAGCAATCTATCAAGTATTCCCTGCCCTCTTGAGGTGGCTGTGCCAGCCTGACTCTCTACACCAACCTGACTATCTGCACCGCCTGTCAATACACCAGAAGCTTCCCCTGCCATCGCTCCATCCATGCTCTGGCTGTACTGTCTGTCCTTTTGTAGCCTTTTTGCCTGTCGTGTCTGTTCTTCTAACTTGGCTAACGCTTGACTCTCAACATTATTAACTGGTGTTAAAGATAACAGATCGCCTTTTTCTGCACCAAGCGGAAAAGTTTCCGCTCCACCGTATTCTGCATCAAGGTATGGCAACGTAGGGGAAAGCCCAAAGTCGTTTGTATCCACAGACATCATGCCCATATTTTGACTCATGCCCATTGTGTTAAGCATTTCCTCTGGAATACTATAAAGTCTGCCGTCACCAAGTCTTACCGTTACCATAGCCATTACAATAAACCCCTTCCAAATAATGTCATTTCATCCTCTAGCCTACCCCTGCCAGCAGGAACAGTCTGCATAGCCATGACGTTTTGATTGTCTCTAAAGAAGTTGGCAGACTGCGGTTGTGCTCTCATACTACGCACCTCCATCCTGTCCTGCGGTTGCTCCACATTTAATGATTGAGCCAGCCGTAAAGCTGGATTGTTTAAATTATTTCCAAATGTTTTCATCCCCTGCATGAATGGATTTATTGCTGGCGTTCCATGAATAGACGCTGTAAATGGATTCACAAGGGCTGGATTATATGCCATAGCCTCCTTGCCTAACGCTCCTATTTGCATTGGATTCATTCCAGCCGTTACTAATTGACTCCCAATATACTTACTTGCCGCATCTGCCGCCGCTACTTGAGCCGCCGCATTAGCCGCCGCCACCTTTGCTCCAGATGCCGCCGCCCCCATAGCCGCTCCTGTTCCTAATCCTGTTATTATTGCTGGTGTTACTGCCGCAGTTGTCCCTAATGCACCTCCTGCCGCCGCCAATTCTGCTCCGCTCATGCCAACAAGCCTCCTAACCCTGCTCCTGCACCGATAGCCGCACCAATATTGCCAAACTGGTCGCCACCTATTGCTCGACCTAAACCAGCACCACCTAAGATATTGGCAAGTCTGTTACTTGTTAATGGTTGCGTTCTTTCGCCTCCCATCGGTGCTCCATATGCCGCTGACAAGAATTGCAGTAGTTTTTGCTGTGGGCGTTGTTGATAAAAATCAAACCTATTAATAGCATCCCTTAACGCCAATTCATCATATCCTTCCTTCATTCGACCTATTTTTAACAATTTTTCTGCATCTGTATAATCTTGCATAGCCAGTTGTGGGGCTAATCTTGCCGCAGTTAATTGCCTTGTTAAGTCTCTATCAGACACTTGAGCCATACGGTTTAAGGCTTGCTCTTGCATTTTTCTTTCGTTTTGATAATTCATAAATGCTAGTTTTCCAGCCGTATCCGTTAATGCTCCAGCAAACGTAGCATCGGTTCTATCCTGCAAATCCTGACCAGCACCACTGCCGTAACGTCCTGCCCTGCTTAACGTAGATTTCAGTCTTTGCGTGTCATCCTCGTACTTTTGTCTAGCCGCCCCTGTTGCGGCATCAAACGCCCCTTGAAAGAATGGACTGCCTGTTAGATAACTACCGCCAGCCGTTATGTCTGTCCCTCTCAAGGCTCTGTTTTGGTTAGGAGACATGGCAAATTGACCTACTGTTTGCTGTCCTATCCTTGTTAACGGTGAGCCTGTTATAGCCCTTCTCTGTGCCGCATTTAAAGCTGATAGGGTTTGTTGGCTTGGGTCAACATACGTTTTACCTGGAAAATACGCTGGCATATCAGAACGCTGATACAGCCTTTTTTGCTCTCTTAATCCATAATCTACATAAGGTCGTAATGCTGGATCAATCTGCTCTCGAACTGTGGTTGTACCACCGCCTCCACCGCCACTCATTTTGACACCTCCATAACATATCCTCTCGGTTTAAATCCTAACTCTTTTGCCATTTTTTCCCAACCCTTTCTCCAGCTATCAAAGGTAATTTTTTCCATGTTTCCCTGTTTTGCTATATTTTGTATTTCGACAAACGCCTGTTTCATATGGTTAGGCTCATTCGCATAAGCACACCAAATATGTAGCGTTTTATCCTCTTTTGGCTGTAATACTACAAAACCCAATGCTCTGTCATTTTCTTTAAAAAGCCACAACATTGACCTTTGAAATACACAATCTGCATAAATGTCCTCAGGTATCCACCATTCCGGTGATTTACTTTGAACCTTTGCTAAACCTGTCTTTACATATTCCCAGACTGTTCTAACTTGTTGCGGTTGTACCATTTCTGCAATCATCCTAGCACCACATATTTATAAGTGCAGTCTGCATTTCCATGTGCTGAATGGGTAAGTGTTGCTGATCCGACTGCTGTAACCGTAAATAAATTATCCATCTCCGCTGACGCATTAGCTGTTGTTGGCATATATAATACTACGCTATCCCTGCTAATTCGTGCATCAGTAAGCGTGGTTGATGTTCCACTGCTTGCTAAAGTTATGCTTCCTGTTGAGTTAATTTTGCCACTAAGGATATTATTAACAACCTCGGATACGTTTCTTGGTTCATCACCGCTTGGCATTAAAGTTCTAAACATTAACGACCACCAGTTGATGCGATTTCAACATCCATTCCCACAACCGTTTTCCAATTGCCTGTAGGCTCTAGTTTAAGACGATGGTATTTGCCTACCGATCTAAGCGGCACTCTATTCTCTGTACTAGCCGCCACTGCTGTTGAGTAGGTTATATCTTCATCGGCTCTTATGCGACTTGCGACCGATACACTACCACTGCCGGAATCAACAACTGGTCTTGCTAATTGAATGATTGAATTACCTTTAGAGCCAATGTCTGCCGTCCTAATGTCGGCTGTGCTGTTTGTGCCAGTATAGGTTACGATTTTAGTTGCCTCTGTACCAGCTAGTAAAAACTGTCCTCCAGCCCATATACGGCTGTCTAAGCTGGTATCTAAACTATCAATACTACTGCTGAATACATCAAGCCCCTCTAGTGTAATGCCTCCCTGTGCCGCTCCTGCAATAAAATCAGTTGTTGCATCTCCCTGACTCCACCTCTGCAACTGCCAGTTGTAAATGAGTAAACTTTTAGTGCCAGAGTTGTTTGTATACGACCAAATGACTAACTTATTAACTGGATCAACAGCACTGCTCATTTCATCTAAATCGCTAAGATTAGCGTTATCAAAGAAAAATCTATCTACCTTTTCTGCTCCGATAGGAGTTACTGACTGCCCATTGGTAACGTAAAACCCATCATCACTCAAGAAAAAACTATTATTGCCATATTGCACAATGGAGTTTGGTGCATAACAGCCAATGTTCCTTGAAATAGTATCAAACTGAAAAAACAATGGCGAGCCAATGTACTGCATCCGTACAATACTTTTTTCTAAAAATACTATGCCAAACTCTCCACCAGTAATGCCTTGAACATCTCCACCATCTGGTATGTCCTGCGTATCTGACTGACTACCACTGCCAGAAGTCCAGTCATCAGGGTCATTAATATCTGACCACGCAACTCGATTAGGGTAACTGGAAATATTCCCTGATACCACAAAATCTCTTACCGCTGTTAGATATTTAGCTACTGGTGCAGACGCATTCAAATCAGCAAATAAACTCGAACTGTTTAACGTGAAACTTTGTAATTTGTTTTGACCGTTTGCCGCTATTACCAGCGAGCCAAATTGGATAAACTTCCAGTTCGTAGTTGTTGTGTAATTTCCAGTTTTTGATACATTATCTAAATCTAAATCACCTGTATCAAATTTATAAATCTTTGTGGCACTTGCCGCAAACATTGTTGTTAGGTTGTTAATTTTTCCACTAAACACCGTTAATAGATTTGCATCCGCCGCATCGCTCAATTCAACAGTAGACGGTAAAGGTGCGTAACCACTTCCCACAGGAATGACATTTTTTGCCTCCGTTAAAGCACCAGCCAAACCACTTTGATCTGGTAGCCATTCTCCAAATGTTATCCGCTCCGAAGCCATGTATCTGTTCCTATAGTATTGTTAGTCCAAGTCTCACTACCGACTGCTACATCTGTCCACGTTTCTGTTCCCACCGCAACGTCTGACCACTCCTCACCAAGCACTTCACTAGCACAAGCCGCTAAAGCCGAAGCCGATACCTGTGCCACTGCGGTAATAGTTACGATTGCATCACATGATACTGTTGCCGTTCCGCTAATGGACGCTGACGGTTGCTGAACTCTGGCTGAAGCTGAGACTGTTGTTCCGTTGGCTGATATTTGTGCAACGACACTCTGTATTCTAATTCCAGCACTAGCAACACTGCCACTACCGGATACACTTCCTACTCCATTTTGTATTCGTGTGCCAACGCCAACTGCTGTAGCCGATCCTAATACACTGCCAACTACCTGTTGTATTCGTGTTCCTACGGCTGTTGTTGCCGCACTGCCAGATACGCTACCGACTCCATAGAAAACTGTTGTATCACTGCTCTCCCATATTGCGTTGTCTAAACTAAACGCAAGATCATCAATACTTGTACTGAATAAGTCAAGTTGCTCAAGCGTAAACGCTCCGTTTACATCTGACATTTATGCAAGTGTTACTGTAAGTGATCCAGCCGCTATTTTTAAAATATCTCCAGTTGCTATCGTTTTGCTTGCATCCAAAGCGGTGTAGTAATACATATTCCCACTTGAACTCGCATCCCATATGCCTATGTGACTCACCGTACCCCATGACCCTGTTGCCTGTGGAAAGTTAATATCTGCACTTGTTGTAGATACTCCGTTACTTGGCGCGGCAAATGTTGCCGCCTGTCTTGCATAGGCTGATCCGCTTAACTCTGACCCACTTGCATCTTCATCAGGATTTGCCGTGTGCAAAGACACATATACTGCACTAGGAGCAGACAACGCTGAGTTTCTAAGCGTATGATTGATTAATGCGTTCTCTAAATAATTAGACATTTCAGACATAATTTATTTCTCCGTTAATTTCATAGTGAGCGGTACGCCGCTGTACTGCGATTGTATTGCCGTTCTGTTTAATGAATCAATCGACCTCTCCAGCATACTTGCCCACACTTGTATTCTGTTGTCGTTCATTAAATACGGCTCTGCCTCTACCAAACTTCCGTAAAGTAAAGCATCAGGGGCATTTGCTAAAAATGTATTGCTTGCATTAGTGTCAGATAAAAACTCTGGCTCTGCGTAATACAACAACTGAAACGTGTAATTACTATCGGGTGCTGGTGCGAAGTTAAACTCACTAGCCAGTATTGTATAATAATTTGGCTGTCCACTCTCTGTTGCCCGACCGTTAGCTGTAAAAGCCGATGGAGTTAAATACTGCAAACTTCCCCTCGGATTAGTATCCACATAAATATCTCTAACCTCTAAAAAATCACTAGGCAACGCTACGGTTCCATCACCACTGGTCGCACTCGCACTAACGCCTTTAAGCATCGTCCTTAGTCTTAAATCACGCCTTAGTCTATTTTCTGCCAACGTAATAAAGTCTGGTATCTGATCTGTTAAATCAGTTCTACCTAGATAATTGGCAATAGATGTTTTTAAGGTTGTATACGTGGTAAACGCCATTATAACTGTCCAGCCCTTGTCCTAAAAAAACGATTATCAGGGTGATTAAGAAATGCCAAAAACTTCTTCTGATCCAGCACTTGAAATCCCTTCATAATCCCTTTGTGGTTTAAATCATCAATAACAGTAAGCGGAATACTAGCCACCTTATTGCTTACTGGCTCTCCAGACCAACGAGTATGTTTTTTTGTTTCATTAAATTGTTTTTTATTGCTTTCAACTATGCCCGAAACATCTTGCGTAGTCTCAATGACAATACCGCCCTCGCCATCGGCATGAGCCTTTGTCTGTCTAAAATCCATAGCTACTCCAAAAAGGGGGAGGAGGACAACAAGGAGAGGTGATTAGGCAGTCCAAGTTGTCCAACCTCTAGGGTGAGGATTACTCCGTTAGATCGCCAGCTATTCCATGAGCCGCCTCATTTCTTACCTCAAGCGTCCACTCTGCAAGTAGCTGTTTCTTCTCTGCGTCACCAGTTTTTGCCAGATCAACTGTTTGGAATGGTCGTAGATATGCCACTGACAGCATTTCTGGATCAACAACCAAAGCAATCTCTCCATCATCCGATTCTGTTGCTGTGTTCATCAATCTGTTTGGTACAACAGACATAGTGCCAAAATCTGACATATAGACATCAGCCGCACCTATAATGGTGGTTGGTTCATCCGATGGAGCAAGATACCTTTGTGCCGCTATGCCTGAGAAACCAGACAGCGTAACTTTTTGGGTAGCTGGAACTAGGATGACTTTTGGATCGCCACCAGAATTGTACGTTTGTTTGATGACGTTTTTAAGAATGGTCTCGGTAAAAGCCCGATCTGTTCCATTTCCTCTGGCGGTTGTGCCAGAAGCACCAGCAGTGCCGCCTGATCCTAAATCCTTGTTAGATGCAAGCCAAGCCTGTATGCCACCAGCCGCTCTTGCGGTAGAAGCATTGCCAGCAGAAGCCGTTTCGTTGGAAACCAAAGTCAATTCCATGTCTCGTTTAATTTCCTTGCCGACTTTAGCCATCTGATATGCCATCTCACTTTTTCGACCTGCCTTGTCGACTGCCTCGAGCGTGCCAGCCACCTTCACGGTTTTGGTACTGATCTGGCAATAATTTCCAACTCTTGTGGTTGGTGTTGCGGTTATGTCTGAACCATCTGCACCCTCAACGGCTTTGTTATGTGCCGCCGCCGCTAGTGCATCTGTTTGCCATTCGTGAAAAACGGCTGTTGCCTTGCCTTTGCCAATAGAGGACATCATAGGAGTCTCTGTTGGTGTAATCATATAGATTACGTCCGACAAATCCTCACGCTCTCCAATGGCTTGAAATGTTTGATATGTTGCCATGATATTTTCCTATCCTAATATACGTTCAAATACAGCTTGAGCATCTCTGGTGTTACCTGATTTTCTAAGCTGTGCCTTTAATTTTTTGGTTTGCTCTACTGCGTTTGATGATGATGCCCTTGTGCCAGACTTCAGCATCTTCGGTGCTTTTTGTACCCTTTTCTGCACCTCTGGATTGCTTTGCTCTAGCTTATCGAGCAACATAGCTTTATGGAGAACTTGCACCATACGGCTGTCTACAACAGAGCCTAATTCTTGATCGGTAAACCCCATTTTTTTACCATAGGATTTAATATCCGCCCTAAGTTGTTTACCTTTTTCCGCATCCGCATAATCCGGTAGTGCTGACGCTAACTTTTGTTGTTCCTGAGATAACAACTGTTGATATTGAGCTTGGTGTTCCGCTTGTTGCTCTCTAGCAATTCGGTCTGCTTCCGCTAACATCTTCTGCTGTTTCTCTTGAATCAAAACTTTGTCGGCAACCGCTTTATTATACGCAGTCGGGTCGGTTTCTCTTAGTCGGGATAACTCCTCACTGGACGGCTGACCTTGTTCTAGGTACTCGTTCATGGCTACCAACCGTTGTGCATAATCATCCCTCTTTATTTTTGCTTCTTCGATTGCTTTCATACCAGCGTTATACTGTCGCTCTTTTTCATCGACAGCTTTAGCCTTCTCTGCAATCTTAATGGTTTTACGAGTGTAATCAGACATCCGTTGATAACCATGTAGAAGTTCATCAAGGGTCACATCCTTCTCTTCCATCTTTCCGTCAACACCTTTGACTTTAATCCGGTGAGTAGGTTGCTCCTCTATAACCTCTTCGGCTTCTTCGGGTGCATCCGCCATCTGCTCTTCGGTTTCCTCGACCATTTCCACTTGCCGTTGTTGCTCCTCCTCTTTCGGAGGCTCATTGTCGGTGCTTCTATCGTCCATTAATCCCTCAAACTGGATTGCGGCTTGTTTTACTGTTACTGAAGTGTCCCCTGCTGTGGGGGTTGCCCCTTCGCTCATAGTATTACCCTTTGTGTTGTTGCAAAATCTTTAGCTTATTATTAAATATTGCTTTCTCTGATGCAATAGATTCAAAATGCGACTCTATCGCCTGTATCGCTTTAATCATTCTGTAAGCGTTCTCTCTTTCTTCATACTCAAACGCTCCACTGTTTCCAATTATATCGTAATAGCTACCTATCAACTTTTTTAACTGATTTGCAAAGAAATCATCGTTTAATAAATTGGATGCCCTCTCTGCGTCTGTCATTGAGGACTCGCTATGTTCACGTTGCCTGTGATGCCAGCACCGACCTTAGCGGCTTTAAGCGTTGCCTCTGCCTCAAACTCTTGGCGTTTCAATTCTAATTCAGCTTGTAGCTCTTCACGCTTCAACTGCATCTGAGCTTCCGCTTTCTCCCTAGCCAGTTGTATGTCTGCCTGTGCTTTCTGTTGTTGTACTTGTATATCAGCCTGAGCCTTTGCCATCATCGCTTGTAAAGCTGGATCGGCTTGTGGCTGTTCTTGTGGCTGTGCCAACATTTGCTCCATCTCTGGACTTATCTCCTTGAAAAACTCGGCTGAGTCTGCAAAACCTGCCGCTTCGATAAACCTTCCTAACGTCTCTCTGTACTGCGTGAGACTGACTAAAGGATTGTTTATACCATATCCTTGAATCACTTGCTCCTGTTTTGAGAGAACCATCTGAAGCATAGCCATCTGTTCTTGCTTATCGCCAGTTCCCAGACCGACATTAATGCTTACATCGTACTGAGTGGACCATTGGCGAGGATCCATTTGCACATACTGACCTCGCAGTCTTAAAACGTGAGCCTTGTCCTGATACTTACAAACTAATTGCAAGATGCCTTTAAATAAAGACTTAACGCCTGTCTCTGCAAAGATTCTGGCTATTAGCTCTAACTTACCTCCAGCCGCCCTCGTTGTAGCCGCTACCGCCGCCGCTGTGACGTTCTGCAATATGTTAGGGTCTAGCCCTTGCTGTGCATCACTGATGCCACTACGTTTAGCCTGTACAGCGTCCAAATACTCCAACATCGGAAACGCCTGATTAGCTATGGGAGACACAGTAAGAGGAACAACAGCGTTGGGGTTTTTCATCCGAACCACCCCACCAGCCGTTACGGAAAGCAAATCATCAAGATTCACCTGTCCCTCTACTGCACCCATCCTGACGTTGTTGGTTAAATATAAATTATCAAGCATCTGCCTGACAACTTGTGATTTAATCAACTGTAAATCTGCCGCCCTGTCTGCCAATGATTGCCCATAAAATTTATGCGGTATGGGAATCGGGCATAAACTGTGAAACGGCACATAGTCCGTCTCTTCATTTTCCAAAATTTGATTACCAGCATATACAATGCGTCTAAGTTCTGCGATGCCGTCACCATCAAAATCAGTGCGTAAATACATCTCGTAGACTTCTGTGGTCTGCATTGAACTATCTAGGGAATCTTCATCAGGTCGCTCGGCATTACCAAATCGTGCTGACCGCTCACTGGTATAACTCAAATCATCATATATAGGCAAAGTCTCTATGATCGCTGGATCATAACCCATAGCCACTAACTCACTCTTGGTCGTTAGCTTTCTATGAGCAACAAAGGGGCTATCCTCTATTGTTCTGCCCTTCTTTGAGATTAAAAATTCTTCTGGCGGTACATTTTCAATAACCACCTTGCCAATAATGTTTGTTTTCTGAATGACAACATTATGGCTTCTGAGCATAACTGGTTGCCCTAATTCATCGACTTGTCCACTCTCTACCTCTACTGTCTGCTGTTCAATGACCTCGACCTTGCCATCAGACATTAAACTGGTTAATTCAAGATCGGATAGGTTCTCGTACTGCTCCTTTGATACATCGGTTGATTCATCATAGTAAGCCTTGATAACGCCAACCTTTTGCAACAAAGCGTCTTTAAACCAGTTATGAAGTAGTAAAAAGCCCTCGTTCTGTGAATTAAAGACATGATTGCAATACTCGGTAGCCTGTCCTGCACCCTCTTCGTCACCCTGATTGCGTGGCTCAAATCGTACTATTTCATCAGACTGCGTAAATATACGAACCAGTTGTGGCAACGCACCATCAATGACTTCTGCCACCTCTCCAGTAACGATCTGACTTCGACCCTCGACCTCATTGCCGTACTCCTGTCTTAGATAATATTCAAGCGACTTTTGCCGTTGGTCTGTCGTCTCGCTCTGTAGGAATCCGATTGCTGAGTCTAGTTCTGCCTCGATTATCCCTTTGAGTTTGCCTTCTTCCATTTTTAACCTTTTTCTCTAATTCGTTAACTCGACTAACCAACTCCATAAACTCTGCCCTGCTAACCTCAATCTTGCCCTTTGGCGTTAGTATCATTGGAATATACCTTTTTATTTTATAAAAACCTTTGTTTCTCTTAACCTTCAAAATTATAGCCTAAACGCCTTGAACCTACTGTATAATTGTCCTTTCAACAAGGAGAATCTAATGGACAAATTAAGCGATAGGCTGGGCAACCGAAAGATAATAGTTGAGAGTATGTTAGAACACGCCCCGAATCTTGGGTTTGATGACATACATGAGTTTGATAAACTTGTTTGCGAATCATTGCATATCGATCAAGAGGATAATCCACCGCTATTCCTTCGTTTCTGGTAATCAACGTAATTTAGTAAAATCCATATATGTATCTATAAGTTCTTGGTCTACGATTTGGTATGGCATTTTCCTTTGAAGGATATACGCTATGTTTGCCGCAGACAAAGGGTTTCCACGTTTGTCTGTTACTCCCTCTAGAGATTTGTAAAAATCTCTCATTAATACTTTTCTTGGCACAGTGTCCAGCAGTCCACCTTTATACTCTCCAAATAATTGACTGGTGTAAGTGCTATGAGGAAATTTTACATCACTGCTTGGTTTTTTAGATAAGTCTAATGCGGCTATTCCAGCACCAGTATTTTCTGATAGAGCGTTTTTTAAAACATCCTCGGTAACGGCATAACGAGCCTGTGCAACGCTTGGAAATCCAGCGTTTTGATACAAACCACTGTTCATTAACTTTACAAATTTCTTTCTTACGGCAGGGTCGGCAGTATCTAAATATGACCTTAATCCATCATCGGTTAATTTCGGAAAATTTGTTATTTTTTTATATTTTTCCGATCCAATTTTAATTGTCGATCTCATTTGCTTCTCGAAACGAGATATATCTTGTTTTTTTATTTTAGAAAACGGCAACATCTCTGCCAATGTTGAAGCTGGAAATGTTGCAAAATCTACCGCATCTTTTCCCATTGATGAGTATACGATGTTAACAGGCAATCCAGTCTCCTCGGCAATCCTCGATACTGCATTATGTATCCGCGTTGGTATACCTTCATTTGAAGCCCATACCGCTCCCTCTGAGGGATTTGACCTCATAAAGTAAACCCCACCATCGAGTGGCACTGGCGTTTTAAATTTGTTGCCTCCAATGCCGACCAAATTACTTCCGGCTTTGCTCTGATCGCCTAAAACTGGAAACAACACAGAGCCTTGCAAATCTTCTAGCTTTATTTTCTTTTCGGGTGCAAGAACTTTTTGGTCAACATACTCAATATCAAGTTCACTCAAAGGCTCGGTTAATAAACCTTTGTTGCCATAACCAAGGGGGTCTATTTGTTCTTTCGTTAACTTTTTTTTCTTTACCGGAGCAATGCCAGCCGCTTTTTCTTTCGTCATTCCCTCTGCGATAGGCACATTGTCCAATCGTTTTCTAACAACAGGAATCACTCCAGCCGCCACCAGTCCTGTCGCTGTCTTTGCAAGACCAGCCGGACTCACAGCCGAACTAATTAACTCCGCTGTTTCATTAAGCAATCCTGTTTGCGGTGGTGGCAGGAAGCCCCTCTCTGTTAGGTAAGCCGTTGACCCAACAATGTCCTCCGGACGTTGCATACCAGTGAGCGTCAATGGCAGACCAAGCAAATCAATAAAGCCTGTAGCTAACTGTGGGACTCCCCTTGCTACTGATAGCCCCAACTTTTTTAATAACTGATCTAACTCGTCCATAATGCCTTACTTTGCTTTAAAGGTTAAGATATCGCATAAGTGATTCAAGATTCTCTAGTTGCTCCTGAGTAAATGCCCTTTTATCCCACTGCCCTAGAGCACCTCTAAATATTCCAGCATCATCAGAGATATTTTTCCACTGCTCAAAACTTCTAGTCTCTTTAGGTTGATCCGTTGTAGGATTGGCTAGGTATCTTTTTTGACCTAATCCATCGACATAATAACCCCGACTGTAATCCCTGTAACGCCTTCTCTGAGCATCTAACTGATCTGGTGTTAATGACTCAATAAGTTGCTCATATGATCGCTTTACCGTTGGATCAGTCTTTATTGCTCCATGCGAGATATAGTCTAGCAGTATTTGATACGGAGTGGTTTCTGGACTAAACACGCCTATTGTTTCTTTGCCCTCTGTGCCTTCTGGTCTTCTTGGTTCATCGGCTGGATAAAACTCTAAAAGACCACCGCCTATATTTTCTATGGGTGGGTTGTTCAGTATCTTTACCTGATTTTTTTTCAGTATCGGATACCTCTTTAGAGCCATTTCTATCGCCCTCTGTCGTTTCTCGTCCTCTGTCAAACCACCCACCTCGTATCTACGTTTAAACTTTTACCCCAACTGCTCGGAACTTCATCCAACCCAACGGCTAAATACCTAAACGCATCAGCCGCATGACTGCACCAATTATGTAAAGGTTTATTGTAGAAAATATTTCTCTTATCGTCATACTCTCTACGATAATTCCTTAATGCGTCCAATCCCTGCTGTGTTCCCTGTTTGTCAAACCAGCATCGAGGCAGTAGTGACCTGACCGCTTGTATGCCGTCATCAACATTTAATCGAGGAACAACGGTAATATCTAATCCAGCCTGTTGTAGCATTTCCTTCCTACTCTTGCCAGTGCCTAACTCCCTTACCTCGACATCATGGGGCAATAGCTGTGAAGCGTCTGCAAAGCCTTTGTCTCTCAAAACGCTTACATAGTAATCTAATCCCTGCCCATGACTTTCAATATAATCAACTAGCCTGACCTCTTTACCAGCCGTCTGAGCCACCCAAATACTTGTCGAGTCACCCATTCCTAAATCCCATGCACAGTAAGTTTGACAAAGAGTTTCTAAAGGAATAGTCGTAATCCGATCATCTTCCTCTAATTCGTTTATTTGCTTGCCGTAGTAACTACCCTCTATAGCCGCATTAAAACTACACTCAAACTCTTGATAGTATTTATCATCACCAATCTCTTTGCGAATAGTCGCTAATTCATCGGAATCTAAAATATTTGTATCTGAAGCCTTAAACTCCAGCAACTTCCAATCTGGTAACGAATCTGCCTTGTCTCGTAAATCCTTAAAAGCGTTTCTACCCTTTGGAGTGCCAATAAACAACATAAACCCTTTATTCTCTGCCAACGCTGGTCTAAGCACCTCTGTGTATAAGCGTGGGTTTATATCTGCCACTTCATCAACAACCGCACCATCTAGTCCTATGCCCCTGAGAGCATCAACATTGTCTGCACCATATAAGCTGATTCGCCAATTATAGTCACCAACGGCAAAATCTACCCTAAGTTCTGAGACATTAATGGTTGGCTGATACAATCTTGTATGCTCGATAAGTATGTCCCACGCCACCCTTTTCGCCTGAGAATATGTCGGGGCAACATAAGCGTAACGGCTTTGCTTCTTGCCACTCTTCCATGCTGAATGAATAAGCTGATTAATCGCACCCACTGTCTTGCCCATTCTTCTGTGAGCAACAACAACGGTGTTTCTATTGTTTTTTACCGCCGTGTGTATTTCCTGCTGTGGCGGTCTTGGAGTGTAGGTTGCTCGCTGGTCAAAATTAATCGTCTTCATCAAGAATGGCAGATTTAATATTTATCTGGACATCACCGCCCTCATTGCCAACCAACTCCTTGCGATCTGTTTCCTTCCACCCTGCTCTAGTCTTTAACCAAAACATTTGAGCCGTTAAATTTCCTGCTTTTGCTTGTTCGTACAAAGTTCCAGCAATAAAAGTATTTGCGTCTATTCGACCTAAACTTAATTCATGTTCATAATATTTTCGCAATGTGTCTCGATTTATTTTTAACTTTAAAGCTATATCTTCTGCCGTTGACCCAAGACCAGCCAGCTTTTTAACCAATTCTTTAGTTTGCTCTGACGTTTCATGTTTTTTCCCTTGTGCCACTTTTTATAACTCCGAAAGTTGTCTGTTTTTTACCAACCTTAACACTTGATCTAAATAGTTAATGCTTTGTCTTTGTTGTTTTTTTATTTGTTTTTTCCATTTTTTCTGCATTTCTATACTTTCGGCAAACCCCCTTTAGGTTTAACATAAACCGAATTTTACATTAACCGGAGTTTACGTCAATTAAAATCTGGAATCTTTGGTTCTGCCTAACCTAGCTAATGCCTCTCGGTTGTAGAAGTCTGACCAATTTGCACCCTCTGGTCTGCGCTGGAGCAGTTGCCCTGCTAAATCTTGTCTTTCAAGACCGCTTAAATTATCCGTTCTGGTAAGCCTGTATTCGACCTGACCTTGGTCGTTCATGCCGCTTCGCTTGTTAAACGGAGTCCACGCAAACCCCTCTGGGGCTGTCCTGTAAGCCAAGTCTCGATTCATTTGAGCCAAGTAATCATCATCCTGCTCTGGCATAAACCCACCCTGCATCTGGTCGTCTATAGGATCAACTATGACTCTCGGCGGTGCTACTATCTCCGGCGGCATGGGCTGTTCAATAGGATCGACAATCAACCGTGGCACTTCTGGAACGTCCATTGGCTGTGTGCCATCCATCGGCTGATCTTGCATATAATTCTGTTGTTGAAACCCCATAGGCTGGTAAAATGGGCTATAACTCTGAAACATAGGATTCTGAAACATCGGTGGGGCATACATAGGCTGATACGGCTGGTACATCCCAAAACCGCCCATCTGACCATAGCCACCCATTTGATTGAATCCACTCATGGGAGTATAGCCAAACGGACTACCAAATCGACTATATGCCGATCCATATGCCCCAGACATTAATAAGCTCCTTGTTTACGATTACCCACATACTTGCGTTTCTTCATTTTTTTTCCGTTTTTCATCAACTCTTTTCTTTGTTGTTTGAGTTTCTTTGCTGGCATATTCATAGTGTAACTCCGCTAAGTCATTGATTTATTTATAAAAGCCAATAAAAAAGGGGCGTAGAAAGCCCCTCAAATTCATTATATCACGAAAAAACTCAAAATCAACAGCCCCCTTGCCTAATCCTTTCCGCTATTATCGAATGTTCTCGGATTAATCTATTAATTTTTTTAATAGTCCGGCTTATATCTTTCAACTTGTCTTTCTGTTCTTCTAGTGTGCAAGGTTGTCCTTCTTCCCCAAACATCTGAATCCTTTTCATCTGCCACTCAATATTTTTTTCTAATTGCTCCTCAAGTATCTCTATACACTTTTCGCTATGCTCCGCCTTCTCCTGCCAACGATGAGTCACCAGCGGTCGTAACCTTGCTAATATGAGGTTGATGGCAAACTGGTTAGAGGTTTGGCTCAAGCGTTGGTAAATCTCGTCTCTGATATCTATGCTCATGTTTATCTCCTTTATTGAATTGATGTAATAATTGTAAAGTAATTGTTTATAAATGTCAAGTATTTAATTAAAAAAAGGGGGGTTGCCCCCCCCGATTACATCAACCATTTATTTCCAGATGGCTTTTAAGTTTCTTTGCAATTTCCAGAAAATATTTGCCACCTCTCCAGTTAATGCCCTCCCTTTCGAGGTCGGAATAGTCCTGACCGGAATCAGTCCAAGTGTCAAGATAACCTCTATTATCCAAATCACTTATAAATGTTTTCAGAACATCAACATCAACCAAAGTTGAGGGCTTGACCTTCTTTTTCAAAAATTCATTTTCGAGCCAGTCCACATAACGAACACGCAACTCCTCGGAAGAAACCCCTTCAGAATTTTCGATAAACCTCCAGATTTCATCGGATGTGTAGTCCCACATTCCCCGAAATCTTATTCCAAATTTTATTTTTTTTCTCATTTTTTTCTCCTTTATTGAATTGATGTAACCATTGTAAAGCAATTGTTTTATAATGTCAAGTATTTGTTTCCAGGATTTATAAATTAATTACTTTACATTTGGCTGGTGTGTGTGTTAAGATAGCTTTATAGTAAATTCAATAAGGAGATTAAAAATGGAGGTAAAAATTAGACAATCTGAAAGTAAGGAAATAAATGGTGCAAAACGAGTCGGAGATTTCCCGATAGTTTTTAACGCCCTCAAAAACAAATTTGGACAACCGCATGACCGAAATGTTGACGGTAAGATTAAATTTGAGTGGAATCTGACAATTGAGTGGATCAACAATGGGCTGGTTGAAGCCGATTGCGTAGTGAGAATTTATGACTATTACAACTGCGATGTTCTTTTTAGAAGGTTTAACATTGGTGGTCACAGTGGAATGGCACTTGATGTTGCTTATGCCCTTCTGGACGATGATGACGTAACTCCCGACAATATTTTGACCGACAAGGTTAAGAATAAATTAATGGAAATTGGCGAAGTGAATTACCCCCACATTTGGAAGGATTGTGATGTTGCAAATTGATAGAGAAGTAAAAAATATCGCTTTGACGGAATCAGAAATAGAACACCTTATGAGTGCCATGAGTGCAATTTATCCGTCAGACAAAAATTCGGAAATCCGACATAAACGCATTTTAAGGGAGCTAACGAAAGCCCTTAATTCGACTAACACAATTTTTGAGTAAGGAGTTAATTATGCTTAAACTAATTGGCGATATTTTGTTAGCAGTCTGCGTCTTAACAAGTTTGTGGGCTGTGTGTTGGGTTTTATTTGCAATTGAAAATATTATTTTGGGGGTGTCATGAAATTTAATGAATTTTTAACGGCATTAAGGAATCGGTTGAATAAACCGATTTCTCGCCAGTATGCAAACGAACTACTCCGAAAAAATCGCATAACAAAAGCCATCCAGCTTGAGAACGGCAGATGGGAAGTTGCTAAAGGGTGGCGATTGCTGAAAGTTCGGCAAGGAGCACCAAAGGGAAATCAGAACGCTAAAAAAGATTTTTCGACTCAAGCAGAGGAAATATAGCCTCCTGAGCCTGTGCAAATGATTTTGACCTATCTTGGGATTCCGTCCATTTGGTGTCGAGCAAAACTGAGTGGATGGCTTTTTTTAACAACGGTGACAAGTCTTCTATAATTGTATCCATATTTTCAGCCGATTGACGATCTCCTGACTGCACAAGATCATCAAAATTTTGTGATCCAGTTGTTTTTAAAGCGGAGCTGACCTTATAACCAAGTTTTGTAGAATATTGGCGATGATACCTAGCCCAATTCGCCAAATGCCAGTTAACTCTTTCTAGTTGCGTAACGTCCAACATCGCAAGTCCTGCTGTGCGTAAAAGTGGCTCTGCGTTCAACAGAAGCATCAAAATGGTTGCACCGCCACCAGTCTAATTTCAAGCTCTGGTACGTCATTCTTCGGCTGTGCTCACAGTCGCGACAATATCTTCCCTCGCCAGTTCGATCCAATCCGTGAGTCTTACCACCGCCAACCACTCGCCTCGACTCCACCGCAACACTACTGCTGGTTTCCTTGTTTTTGCGTTCTCCGTTGCTTGTTTCCAATAGGAAGGAAGATTGACCCTTTCTGTTCGTTTGCACTCTATGCTCCAATTACCAATTATAATATCCTCGCCACCATCTCTCGTTTGCTGTAAGTTGCGAGTGACTTTGTGACCAAGGTTGTCAGTTAAAATATTACACACCTCGTGTTCGCCTCGTTTGCCTTTATTTCTTGCGTTTACCATTTTTAATTCTCTTGTAAATTTTTAAACAACTTTCGCAATGCCACCGTTTTGTATTGTTTCCGGCTAAAAAATACTCGCCACCGTTTTCTGGGCGATATTTGGCACAGCGAAAGCAAAATTTATCCACTAACGATTCAACTCCTGCAAGGTCATTCCAAGCAAATCCAGTTCACTAAGTTTGTAGCGATTTTGAAACCCTCGCCGACTTAATCCATGCACTCCGTTTGATCCTCTATGGTGCATTGGACACAATGGCACTGTCAAAAAATCGGTGTAACTCGATCTGGCAAACCCCTCTATATGATGGATTTCGGCTGGAGATTCACCTAAATTTAAATGCTTGCACAAAATACACCCTAACTGCTGGATATTGAACAAGTGACGTTTAGATGACTTACTCACTGCAATTTACCTATCGCTCTTTGGTTGCTAGAAAATGTACGCCACGCTTCTATTCTAGCCTCACAAGCCTGACGCATAAAATATCGTCTGACATCTTCCTCGGTGGCTGTTTTTTTATTGACCAAAGCATTTTTATATTCTTGTGATGTTTTTGCCTTGCAATCTGCCGCCGAAAAACTTAGACCAGCATCAAGAAACTTTTGCGTTTGCTCGGCTAAAACAACTTTAACATAGTCCGACATATGTTCCCTGTTGGCTTTTGCTTGAGCATCATCCGTTGCATTGTTTTGTAAATAGTCCAATGCTATTTGGACTTCATCGTCCTTAATCATCGCATTTTTAATGAAGCAAATAATTTCTTCATTTTTTCTTTGTGTTCGTTTTTTTCTTCATCGGTCAAAGTTGTTGTTTCACCTCGCAACACATACCAAAAATGATCGCTACAAAAAAACGGTGGATAACCAGTTGTGCCAGTGCCCAGATGCCCAAATTTTGGACATCTCTCTGGAGTGCCTTTTTTCCAAGCACATTGTCGATCAACTTGCTCTCCTCCTACCACCGAATGATATTTGTATCCTGCGTCCTCTAAATGAGTCGGATATTTAAACGCCATCTTTCACCCCCCCTTGTTTTGCCAACATTTTGTACGCTTTTGCTTGCTCGTTTCTAAACCAATGATTTAAACACTTACCTATCCCAGAACTTGTTTTTAGGTTTTGTTTATCTGAGATTAACCATCCCTTAACCTCTCGAAGGGTCTTAATGATGTCAACATTTGGATAGCATGGCTCTATTTCCATAACCCAACTCTTGCAAACTTTACAACTGCCACCCTTTATCGGCAAAGTTTCTACAACCTCACCTTTCCCCAAAAGTTTTACAATATTATTATTATTATTAACTTCTTCTTCTTGTACTTCTACTTCTACCTCTTCTTCAAGAAGGGTTTTTTGCAATTTGCGTCCACTTTTTTTGCTATCTGTTTGTTTTATTTCATTTTCTTGCCACGGTGGCAATGGAACTCTAGACTTGTACGACCTCAATTTTTGCTGAAATCTGGGAATATGGAGAAATCTCTTTCCACCGACTTCGTAACTCTGCACTAAATCTACGTTTATCAAATGCCCTAGCACAAGTAAAGCCTCTTTCACCGTTTCAACATCGTGATCTCTCCACAGTCTATGCAACGCTCCATCTGTAGCCTCAAAGTTTCCATAATCATCTGCCTTCAAAAGCAACGCCATAAATGCCATCTTTTCACGACACGATGGTAATTCTAAAAACCTATCCGATTCTAAAATTTCTGCTCTAATCATTCTTTGTGCCATTCTAATCTCCTTTATTGAAAAAATTGTCAGTCTCTCCTGACCGTCAAGCCTCACCATTTCCGCTCTGCTTTAGCGGTTCAATATGCACTAGCGATGACTAGTGACTCCGGTGGTGTTCAGAGGAGACGTTACCTTTAGCTGTTGTTTTGTAATATCTTGAATTTGATACTGGCGTAAAACCGGAGGATACTCGCCCCACCCCGAAATTGCTTGAGGGCTAATATCCAAAGCAAAAGCCAACTGTCTCTTACTGGTAAAATAATCTATTGCTTCATTTGTTGTCATTTTGCAACTATAACTGAATTTAGGATTAATGTAAAGACTTCTTGACACATCAACCTGAGTTGACTATTATGATTAAGCATACGGTATTTTGGGTATGGGCAAGTTTGCCATTAATTATTTCAATTTGGAGACTACTATGGGAATTGTTAAAAAATTAATTGAGGAAGATCATTCGCTGGAAGAATGTAACGCAGACATCCATCAAGACTGCGTAGAGGGGCTGGCTAGAGTCATGTTTGATTTGTCGAGCGATCAGTTTACGGCATTGTGTTACAAGGTTGGCGTTACCAAATCAGAAGTCTGGAAAATTGCGTACAACCAAACGAAAGGGGTTGCAGATGGGAAATAAAAAGATAATTCACCAAACTGATAATGAAATTATTTTATCGTTAAAACAAATTAACGAAGTCAATGAGCGACTGCAAAAAGAACTTATTGACATTAGCGACAAGGTAAACAATTTGAAGAGTTACTTGTTGAAAAATCGTCATCACGCCGATACGTGCATTGTATATCATGAAGCCTACCAATCCGCACTAAATGAAAGACTTTCAAATTACAAACAACAGAAAGGAAATTAAATGAATTTAACCGGAAAAATAACTGCCGCCGAAATGAATCCTAGCGGAAAATCTCTTAAGATTACATTTGAAGGGGTGCATGGCGAGGAATCTACAGTTTTTGCAAAAAAACCGAACCTCGGATTGATGGAGATGGTCGGACAAACCGTTCAATATTCTGTATACGACAGTGAATTTCAAGGACGCACAAACCAGTGGATTGAAACTTTCAAAACAACAGCACCAAGTGTAAATCAAGTTAATTCTGCTCCCCAAACGTCACCAAATAAAATCAATCCAGCCAGTTACATGCCTTTTGTTAGCAATGGGATTGCTCACGCCATCCAAGCCGGATTAATCAAAAATATTGGTGATGTTGGTGTTTGGACAACAGAATTTGCGAAAGCTGGCAGAAACGCTGTGAGCGGTGAGACTCCTACAACTGAAGGGGATGTGCCGTTTTGAAGGAGCATTTTTATGTTTTTGGAGTTACATCTGACAGATTCAATGACGAAACATTTGTAATTTCCACGTCTTTTGACAAAATTCTTAGCCAAGAAGAAATTAACGCCTTTGTTTTGCAAGAGTGTGCAAGGGAGTTGAAGGTAAGCCCTAACAATTTGCTTGTCGATGTGGAATTTGCGTTTTATTCTGAGTCGGAAATTCAGCCGCTAAATCTTGATCGGTCAAAAAAGGAGATAAATTGATGTCTATCTACAAACTTTATAATGGCGATGTTGAATTGCATTTTGATGAAAAGAAACATACTTATAAAGTTGATAGACAACTTGTAGCAAGCGTAACAGGCATAACTGGTGTTGTTACAAGCCCTGCGTTGATGTATTGGGCGGTCAATCAGGCTACCGATTATGTTTCTAGAAATTGGAAAGCTGGAACCGTTTATGACGAAATACAAATTAAAGAAATTTTAGAAGATGCAAAAAAAGCCCATCGCAAAACTTCAAGTAGTGCCGCATTGATTGGCACAATTACGCACGATTACGTCCAAAGGTATAGCCTCTATCGGCAAAAGAAAATTGACAAGCCCCGACTTCCTGTTAATCCGTTGGCTGAAAAAGCTTGTCTCCAATTTGTCGATTGGGTGGACAAAAACGATGTGACCTTCCACGACACCGAATTTAAAATCTACTCTAAGAAATATAATTTTGCTGGCACTGTGGATGCTGACATAACCATTAACAAAAAACGA